TTTTCTTTTATGCGGTGCATCTTTACTTCTAGTGGCGATGCAGGTGCACCAAAATAACTGAATAGATTACCTTTGTAACCGCATGAGAAACAATGAAATATGCCTGTAATTTTATCCACCCTCATTGATGGATTAGTGTCGTCATGTTCTGGATTTAGACATGAGATTATTGCGTCCTTACCAGAAAGACGATAATCAATTCCTTTTTCTCTTAGTAGTTCTTCAGCTATCATAATTACATATATTATAACAAATTTTTAAGGATTTGTCAAGAACTATTTTACGATATTCTTCTTGTGTTTCCATTCTAATTCATCCCCTAATTTTTCATATTCTCTAAACTTTGGGTCGTCTTCATAATACATGGACTTCCATACTAATTCTGCCATTTGAAACCAGACAGCTACTGCTTTGTTTCTAAACTCCTCATCACCCCATAAATAATAATGTAACCACCACTCTTTGTCAAATCTGCATACTCTTATTTCCTGTTCCCATAGTTCAGGTATTTCACTAAGTACTCTTAGTCTTTGACTTCCTGCAATCGGGTACCAGTTTGGCATACATAGAAAAGGAGAACGCACTCCCTCTTTCTTTAGTGCTTCTCTTAGTGGCTCATTAGGGGGTACATTTAATATGTTCTCTTTTACTTTTGGTTGGTCTAACATCCACCCTACTGTTCTTACATACCAAGTATGTGGTGCAAGAGGTACTAGTTCTGCAGTTTCTCTACTTACTCTGTCATCTGCCATCTTTCAAAATCCTTCTTGTAATAATTATAAATCATTTCTTTTACTTCTTCTGTATTATACCCTGCTAGTTGTGTTACAGAAGCATGATGAATATTTCTCATTACTCCTAATTTATTCCAAATTGTTTGGTCTTCTAGTTTATGTACTTCTACTTCAGGTTCTCTATAGTATACCCATGCTGGTAAATACATCACATGGTAACTACCCATGCGAACTAAACTCTTTTCAAAATAATCTATATTTTGTATAGTGCCAAAATATGCACCATTCTCTAGTGACTGTATTGCTTTCTTTGTCCAAGTTATAATATCCCAGTCTACTATAAATCCTTCATCACAGTTATGTCTATATAAACTTTCCCATCTTGTAAGGGGATTTCTTATTACAGTATAATAATCATAGTCTGGGTACTGTAATGCTAACTGGTCATATGTTGCGTGTATATTGTTAAATATTGCTCCACTTGATACAGTTAAACCTTCTCTAATAAAATCTGCATTTAGTCCTATCTGCCAGTTTCTATGTTGGTATGTTTTCCATGTCTTTTTGTCTTGTTGAGCTAACCATGCTCTTGTTATTGATAAACCCCCACATTTGGGTATATGTATGTAACACCACTTCTTATCATGTGCGATCATTATAGGTCTCCGTGGTATACATCTTCTAAAACTTCTTCGTATATTGGTCTAAAATCCTCTAGCGTAGGGATTTCTACTTTTATGTTTTGTCTTGCATTTATTTTTATTATCTTAGCGCAGTGCAATATCCACGCTTCTTCAAGTTGTTTTTCTGTGTATAATATCATAAGTCGTATGTATCTTCCCCTGTTGTCATTGTTTCCTTTAGTTCTGACTTTTCGTCTGGGTCTAGGGCAGTGTGAGGCCCAATCTTTAGGGTTTCCCAGTTCATTTCTGAGGTGAAGTTCTCCGCTGCTCCATTCCTCATCTTATCACACTTAAACTTAATACAAGGCTCTTCGTCTCCCCAATGCTGTATACTGTAAGCAGCATCTACAGCATCCAAGATTCCTTTTGAGAATCTTGCCTCTCCTTTCTCATTAGTCTGGAAAGCGGAGAGAACTAGAACTTTGCTCTCTTGTGCGAGAGATTTGAGACCTTTTGAGATCTCGATCTGCTCGGTCCAATCGTACTGACCTGAACGATTTGGTGCGTTATGGCGTTTCACTTGGTTTAGATAGTCAACTATTACTACGCCCAAGTCTGGTAACTGGGCTTGCTTTTGTCTCACTACACTAATTATTTTAGCAAGTGTAAGGGATGGGTCGTAATGTATGTCTATTTGAGGTTTGTCTGCTAACCTGTTCCTACTAAGTTGATAGTGGAACTTGTCAAAATCTTGGTGGTCTTGCCACTCTTTATAACATTCCTCACCACCATTGAATCTAGCAGCCCACCATTGAGCAACTTTATCCCACTCCATTGGAGAAAGATTCTTTGCTTTGATTCGCTTACTAGGGACACCAGTTTGAATACCACAGATTCTCTGCAACATTTGTCTAGTGTCCATCTCAATAGTAAAGTATAGTGCTGACTTGCCTTTAGTTTGGGCAGCAGCTGCGACATTACAACATGTAAAGGACTTACCTCCACCACGCTGTCCACCTATAACTACCAAATCTTTGGGAGAGAATGTGTAGTCCAGGTCGTATTCTTGATTGAGCCCGAGCGGTAAAAACTTTGCTAAGTCCTCATCACTATCGAAAAGCTCTACAGTTTCCATGTTGTCAGCTTCATCGTTCGTATCAACGGCGTCTTCCACTTGTACAACAATCTCTTGGAGTAAATCTATGTTTTCTCTAGCGTCTGATATAGCTACTTGTGTATCAACATAGTTTTCGATTTTCGATAATATCTCGGATTGGGTAAATTGATTCTTCAGATAGTCTAATAGAATTATAGACTCGACATCTGTTTCAACTGTTTCGATTGCATATATTTTTTCTTGTAAGTCACGCGAACGGACTTCTAGCTTTAAATCTTCAAAGCTAGGTAAATTGTTATACTTGTGAACATGCTTGTCTACTACGCGCCACAGTTTTCGGTACTCACCTTCTGGAAAATAGTGTTCTTTGAGACCATTCCATGTCTCAAAATCGCCATTCGCAAGTATTTGCTTGAGTAATGCACTCTCTAAAGTCAAATTGTCTCTCCCAAAACAAAGTTAATATATACAAAAAAGGCGAGGCAGTCCGTATATGGACTACTCGCCTGAGATAGAAATAGATTAGCCTATTTCTTTTTTAGCAGCACCATTATAGTCTGCGCACTGAAGACCTCTTCTAGTAAGCATTGTTTTCACGCCTCTTACTGTTTTGCCGATTTCATCAGCAATTTCTTCAACAGTCATGCCGTCAATGTCGACACCTGCTAATGGGTCAGCTTTGCTTGAACCTTTGGTTTCTTTCTGCTTAGGAATAGCATTGATTTCTCCTGCTCTTAGAAGAGATAATGCTTTACCTCTGATTGAGTTTACACTTCTGCCTAGGGCTTCAGCGATGTCCTCAATAAATGCACCATCATTTACTAATGATACAAATTGTCCTTCCTCTTCCTCGTTGTAAGACTTAACAGTCTCAACTTTAGGTGCAGGTTTAACATGTTCTGTTAACTGCATAGAAAGGATTTTACCTTGAATTGACTTAGCTGAAAAAGCTCCGCCTTCAAAGTTTGATGCAATTTCAGCATATGTGTATACGCCAGAATTGTCTTGCACGAATGTGCTAAGAGTTGCTTCTTGCTCATCTGAGAATGATTTAGAAGCAGAAGCTGAAGCTAATTCAACTTCGTAACCCATTTTTCTTAACTTAGAACTAACACTTCTTACTGAAGTTTCTAATTCATCAGCTGCGTTAGCAACTGTGTCTTGTGAGATTGGGGACTCACTTCCTACAAAATCAACAAGAGATTGTGTTCTCTCGTCTGTCCATTTAGGTAATGCCATTTTCTTTTTCCTCTATCAAATGTTTAATATTATTAATTATTATAACACCTCGGTCACGAGCTGTCTTTGTTTTTGCTGACTCGATACCACTCTCATTTATAAGATGAGTGCAGTCCTTTGTCAATGAACTCTTTACTACAAATCCGTATTGCTCTAGCACTTGTTGTGCGTGGGCTTTTGTTGGATAGCTTTTTAACTTACCTGATATACAAACAACTCCTGTGACCTCTTTTCTTTTACTAATTTTATTATTCCATTTGAAAGGTAGTGTTGTCAAGTATTGATTAGGATAGAATTCTGTTTCTAACCACTGAATTAAGTTAGCTGATGCTTTTGGTCCGATACCTGCCTCAGTACAACTTTTCTCGCTAATATCTTCGATGTGTGATATTCTATCGCATAATTTTTGAGAAGCCGACCGACCAATAAGTGGTATGCTGAAAGCTGGTATCAAATCTACCAACTTACTTTCTTTTGATTTCTCAATCTCCAGAAAGAGTTTCTCAGCTAACTTTGTACTTCCTAATCTTTCTTCTATTTCAGATACAGTAAGTTCATAAAGTTCTGCGTAGTCTTCGATTTGCAACTTGTTAAGAGTTGCTGGTCCGAGTCCTTTTATCTTAAGAGTCGAAGCAAAGTGTTCTACTTTTTTATCCCACTGTGCAGAACATCCAATGTTCTCACAAAATAACTGGTCGTTGCGGTATACTAATATACTATCGCAGCAAGGACAGTTAGTTGGTGGTATAATCTGTTTCACTTAGCTTCTCTCTCCAAAATATAGATATATTATAGACGATTTTTAAGCTGCTGTCAAGAACTATTTTTCGAGTGCTAGATAAGTAATTTGGAAACAATTTTTAATTGTCCTCGCCTTCATAAATGTGAGTGTCCTCAACCATGTTGCGGTTCTTCCACTGCCAGCACAAAGCTTTCCATTTCTTAACTAAAGACTTTATCCAGTTTTTTATCATATATATCTCCAATAATTCTCTCTGCCATTAACTTATGACCTTCCTCTAGTGGGTGGTCTTTCGGTCCGAATGGCACCTTCTTTCTCTTACACATATCATAGAAAGCTTCTTCATTCATGTGGGGTAGTTCATTGAGATAGTCATTTAACTTCATATGACCTACCTCCCACAAGTTGTTAGCGCCTTCCATTCTTTGCTCGTCTAATATTTTTAGTGTGGGTTGTATTTGTCCATCAGACAAATTGTAAAATAGATATGGTATATTCTTTGCTTCTAAAAAGTATTTTACACTTATCATATGATTCAATGACTTTATCAAATTATATCTCATAGTTCGTACCTGTGTAGCCCAACCCTGTATAGCTTGCCACTGCTTTAGTGTCATGCGTGGGTGAAAGTGTGTTTCTGATTGTTCACTAATTTTTAAACTTTTCTTATCAAACTTATACTTTACCCAAACTGCACTTCTCCATGCGCTGTGGTCGACAAGGTACTCAA